GAAATGAAATTAGAAATTAAAACAATTTTACCATATTTGGTGTTATTTGGCACTTTAGCCATGACATGGGGAATGTGGTCTGAACGTCTTAATGCAGTAGAAAAGAAGGCAGATAGTGTTGCAAAAATGCAACAAGATATAGCTGTTATAAAAGAAAAAATTCTTCAAATGGATGACAGAGTTATGTGGATAGAAGAATTTTTAATCAAAACAATTGACTATTGATTTCAAAAAAAACTAAAGATTTAATATCTAAAGAGGTAAGACTTTGGTCAGAGTATTACTTAGAAGTACCTAACGTACATCTAAATAGGCTCCCTGCTTGTCCCTATGCAAAAAAAGCCTGGACTGAGGATAAAGTTGATATTCAGCATAGAAATCCTGATAAGGGATATACTAGAGATTTACATACATATGTGAAAAAAATAGATTTTCAACAGAAGGAAATCCTAATTTTTTGTGATGTTTTTTTTAAAGAATACAGCTTAAATGCATTTCAAAAAATAATAGATAATTTTAACAATCAATATAACAAAAAAGATATTTACTTTTTGGGCTTTCATCCAAAAAATCCACCAACAGAACAAGATCAAGAGTTTCTTTTAAATCCCACTGGGGATCAGTCAAATCTACCTAGATCAACAATAGATTTTTCTATGATGCTCATACAAAAGTTCTCGCAATTATATGAGGCATCTGATAGATTAAAACGTATGGGTTATTATGACAAATGGCCAAAAGAGTATTACGATGACGTAGTGCTGTCTAGACAACAATTATATAAAAAGCTTTTTAAGTAAGGAGGCTATTATGAGAAAAAAAATGGAAATGATGCGCGGCGGCGGTATGATGAAAAAAATGCGTGGTGGCGGTATGATGATGAAAATGCGTGGTGGCGGAATGGCCAAGAAAAAGCAAGTAGTCAAAAAAAAGAAAAAAACATCAAAAAAGAAAAAGTAAAGAATGACCACATCAGGAACAACAACATTTAATTTAGAAATAGATAAGGTCATAGAAAGAGCTTATCGAAGAGCAGGAAAGTCATTACGGACTGGTTATGATTTAGAAGCTGCACGAGATAATTTAAATTTGTTGTTTTCTGAGTGGGCAAATAGAGGTTATAGTTTATGGAAGGTGCAAAATCACACACAAAATTTAACTGCTTCAACTAATCAATACACAGCACCCTCTAATGCAGATGATATTTTAGAAATGGTTTTTAGACAAACAACAGGTGGTAATCAGACTGATACAACAATGACAAAGATTTCAAGATCTGAATATCAAAATATTCCTAATAAAGAATCAACAGGGACACCCACACAATTTTATGTACAAAGAAATTTATCAAACGTAACAATAACAACTTATTTAACACCTGATACAACCGATACTCAAATTAATTATTGGTATGTGCAAAGGATTGAAGATGTTGGTAAATACACAAATACACCTGATGCTCCTTTTAGATTTCTTCCCTGTATGGTTTCCGGTCTAGCTTATTATCTTTCACAAGAAGTAAACCCTGCTTTGTCTGGTGAATTAGAGAGAAGATACGAATCGGAACTAGCAAGGGCTATTACTGAAGATTCTCAGTCTACTTCTATTAACATTGTTCCTAAGAATTTTTATCCAGGTGTTTGATGACTTTTGCAGTAGGAAAATATTCAGAAGCTATATGCGATAGATGTGGCTTTGAAGTAAATTATTTATCATTACAAGAAGAATGGAATGGTTTATTAGTTTGCCCAGAGTGTTATGAACCAAAACATCCACAATTAGAACCTGTTTATGCAAGTGCAGATGCTGAGGCATTAGAAAATCCAAGACCACAAGTACAATTAGCTATGACTGTTACCGCAGGTACACCTAATGATACTTTTTTTAATAGTCGTGGAATGTTACCTTCAACACCTAGTCGGCCCTTGATAATGGGGACTAATTTGGGTACAGTAAGTATTGAAATATCATGAATTACAGTGAGTTATTAACAAACATAAGAGATTTTACAGAGGTTACAAGCGATGTATTATCAAACTCAATAATAAATGTTTTTATAACTAATACCGAAAATAAGATAGACAGAGCAATTGATGGTGACTATCAACGAAGATATGCTACATCAACTTTTGAGGCAAATAATTCTTTTTTAGACGTTTCTGGTCCTGAGGGTGGTTTTAGATTTGTTAGAGGATTACAACTTGTTAAATCTGATGATACTAGAGTATGGATAGAACAAGTAGACACAACTTTTATTGATGAGTATGGAGTTGAAAGATCAACTACTGATACAAATTTTACAGGAGAACCAAAATATTGGGCTAATTGGGATGCTACAACACTTATCGTAGCTCCTACTCCTAATAGTGCTTATACTGTAGAAATGTGGTATAATGAAACTCCAGAGCGTTTAGGTAATGGCTCAGGAACAACCTCAACAACAACTTTCATATCAAACAATGCACCTGAGGTTTTATTATATGGAACTTTATCAGAGGCATATTCGTTCTTGAAAAATATCCAAGATATGCAATTATATGAGGCAAAGTTTACATCTGCACTAAAGCTTTTTGCTGATGAGCAGATGGGTAGAAAACGTAGGGATGAGTATGTCGATGGCGTATTACGAATTCCTCTTACATCAATGGACCCTAAGGGAGGTAGTTAAAATGGCAATAAATCAAGCAGTCTGTGCTTCATTTAAACAACAGTTGCTTCAGGGAGATCATGATATTGATAATGATACAATCAATCTTGCTCTCTATACAAGCTCTGCAACTTTAAACGGAAACACAACAGCCTACTCAGCCACAAATGAAGTAGGTAATTCAGGAACATATGCAGCAGGTGGTGCAACTTTAACAGGTGCGACTGTTGGATTAACAGCAACAAGCGTAACAGCGTCAACAGCATTTGTTGATTTTGCAAATGCAAGTTTTACATCAGCAACAATTTCTGCTCAAGCAGCATTGATCTATAACAGATCATCCTCTGCTACAAATGCAGCAATCGCAGTTCTTGATTTTGGAAGTGTAAAGACATCAACAAACGGTACATTCACAGTCGCATTCCCAACAAACGATAAAGACAGTGCTATATTAAGACTATCTTAATATAAGGAGTCATTACCATGGCAGATGCTTGGAATGAGGGCACGTGGGGACAAGGCTTTTGGGGCCAACAAAGTTCGGTCACAGTATCTCTTACTGGGTTATCGACAACAGCATCTTTAGGCACAGAGTCAGTTGTAGCTGACAGTTTAATAACACTAGATTCTCTTCAATCAACTTTTGCATTAGGCACAGCAGTAGCTGAACAAGAGTCTTTCTTTAGTTTAACTGGTGTATCATCACAATTTAATTTAGGCAGTGTAAGTGTTGAAGAAGGAGCAGGAGTCACCCTTGCAAGTTTAACAACATCTTTTGCTACAGGGACTGAGAGTGCATCAGGAACAGTTGATGCGGGTTGGGGCAGATCTACATGGGGATCTTTTGCTTGGAATGAAAATATAACTCAAGAGGTTAGCGTCACAGGTGTGACAATGTCCACTACACTAGGCACTACAACTCAAGAAGTAGGCACAGGTGTCATTGTTTCACCAACAGGTCTCGCTACGACAAGTGCTTTAGGCACAACATCACAAACAGGAACAGCATTAGAAACTCTTGATAGTTTATCTGTAGGTGTTGCTCTCTCAGGAGCAACTGTATCAGGTGAGGGAAGTGTAGCTGTTATAGCACCTTCTGATCAATTAGACTTTGCAATTGGAACTCCTACTATTGAAATTTTCACACAAGTAGATCCAACAGCAGTTACTATGAATGCAACTTTAGGAACCGCAGTTGCTGAAGCAGATGCTCTAGTAACTCTAGGTAGCTTATCAACGTCTTTTGCTACAGGCACAGAAACAGTTGAAACTGGAACGGGTGTAATTGTAAGTGTTTCTACTGTCGCAATTAGTTTTGCTACAGGCACAGAAACAGTTGAAGCTAGTTCTTTAGTAAATCTAACAGGATTAGATTTAACAATTGTAACAGGTAATCCTTTCTCTACACCATGGGCAAACGTGGTGACGGGAGCAAGTAATACTTGGACAGAGGTAAATGCAGCATAAAAAGTGTTGCTTGGATAACAAAAAAGGATATATTTTAGAGAGGTTTAAAAATGGCAAGTACATATTCAGATAGACTTAAACTAGAACTCATGGCAACTGGCGCTAACGCCAATACATGGGGAACAAATACAAATAATAATCTAGAGGTATTAGATGCTTTTGCAGCAGGTTATTTATCTAAATCTGTAGCGGGTTCAGCTAATATTACTCTTACTACGGCTAACGCTTCAGATACTGCTGAATCTTCTAATAAAGTTATTGAACTTACAGGAGCCTTAACAGGTGACATTGTTGTTTTTATACCTGCAGTTGAAAGTGAATATTTATTTTTTAACAATACAACAGGTTCTCAAACTTTAACCATTGCAGCGACGGGACACACAGCTAATGGAGCTGTAATAACACAAGGTGCGTATTCAAGAGTATATTGTGATGGTAATGCGAATTATAATGTTGAAGTTTCAACTTCTTTATTAGGAACAACAGATTTTAAAGGTGCTGTCACTTTAAGTGCAGGAGCAACTGTTGCTTCAGGTCAAGATCTTGGTGCAGGAGGTGGTAATATTACACTTAGAAGTAATGGTGCTGTTTCTGCTACAACTTATACAGGTGACGGATCAAACTTAACTGGTGTAGAGCCTTTTCCCTCAGGAACAAAACAAGTTTTTTATCAAGCTGCTGCTCCAACAGGGTGGACACAAGATACAGCTTCTGCATTAGGTAACGCAGCCATGCGTGTTGTTGTTGGAACTGGTGGTGGCACAGGTGGTAGTGATACCTTTCAAACAACATTTACATCAAGCAAAAATACTGATTTAACTTCCGCAACAGTTTCTGTTTCAGGAACTGTAGGAGCACATACATTATCAACACCTGAGATAGCATCTCACAGTCATCCTCAAATATTTGTTACAAATAATCCACCACAGCGACCAGAATTAAATTTGAATGCTCAAAAAGGTTTTTCAGGTCAAATTAAAACAGAGTACGTAGAAAGAGCACCTGCACAATTACAAGATTTAGGACCTGCGGGTGGTGGTGGAAGTCACTCACATCCTTTCAGTGTTTCAAGCTCTTCTTTAGGAGGATCAATATCTGTTCCTGCTATGGATATAAAGCACGCAAACGTTATTATCGCTGCAAAAGATTAATTTTTTTGTATCACATATTAGATAACATTTTAAAAAAACCATCGCTTAATTTTTTATATAATGAAAGTTTAGCCATAAATGGTTGGCATTTAGATAGAAAATCTCATAATGAGGCAATAGGATTTGGTGGTTTAATGCTTTCAGATAATTATCAACAATTGAATTCTAGTTTTCTATATGGTTTTTATGTTTATTTATATCAACAAATAGTATCAAGTTTTAATGATAATATTTTACAGGAACAACCGATACCAATGAGAATACATTTGGGAGCAAAATACAAAGACAATGTCGGAAAAAATCATAGAGACACTGATCATATTGACGACACCACTATATTATTTTTTAACAATCCTGATTGGGAAAAAGATTGGGGAGGAGGGATAATTATTGAAAATGAACTAATAGACTATGTTCCCGGTAGAGCTATAATTTTTCCTTCAGTTTTTTATCATCATGTTGAAAATATTCAATCTAATCAAACACCTATAAGAATTGCAACAAATTTCATTTTTAGATATAATTTTAAAAATTTAAAAAATGCCAATATTTGATCCCGACGGAAAATGTCCACTTTTAAATAAAAAGTGTATTAAACATCAATGCATCTGGTTTAATATGATTCAAGGAAAGCACCCACAAACAGGATTAGATGTACAGGAATGGGGATGTTCAATTGCTTGGTTGCCTTTACTTTTAGTAGAAAATTCTTCAAAAATGACAGGTGTTCAAGCAGCCACGGAATCGTTTAGAAACGAGATGGTTAAAGGTCAAAATGTTATGAATAATATTCTAGCTGCAAGTCCACAAACAAGGAAAGAAATGAAAACAATTAGTAGTTTATTTGGTAAAATAGGTGATCATCAAAAAGCACTTGAAGAAAAAAACGCAGATTTAGAAGATGAAAGTATTAGACAACTAAGCAATAATAAGATAAAAGTAAAAAAGGAAAAAAAGGTGAAAAAAGATGGCAACAACCGTAAACAACACAACAGTAAATAGTAGAATAACTATTATTTTTGATGCCGCTGGACCTTTGACTGGCGATGGACCAGCTAAAGGCACAGGAAATACAGAATCTGATGTTTATTTAGATAATTCTGTTTATCTTAATTTAAGATCTCATACAGAAGTTGATAATAGTATTCATGCTTTGCAATGGGATGCCACAACTAACACAGGTCATATTGAATATACTGATAATAGAGA